CTACGTACGTCCAGGCCCCTCGGTTGTTCACCGATTTCCTGTAACGCGGGCATCCGCCCGTGGGGCTAGGTTGATACGGACTTACGTCCGAATGGCACTAACGCAAGGTGACGTGGAATAGGCTTGTAAAACTTACGAAAGAGATTCCGAGACCGGCTTAGGTCACGATACTCCTTATCTAACCGTAACTCCTCTTCAACATAGAAGTATTTCTCCCATGAGGAAAAGAGAGCGGTATGATAAGTGAGCATCGTCTCCTCCACTTTCCGGTTCCAATCAAGGAGCCGAGAATCGAAGGTAGACCGAGTCAAGTCAATGGACATCTCCCGAACAGGTTCGATACGAGCAAATTTCCGACGTTTAGGTGACGTGAGGTCTCGAAGTATCAACGTATACTGGTTCCAGTAATGCGTTGACTTCGACAAGAACTCATCCACCTTTTCGTCTCCCTTGAGTGCCAGATCATAATAGACCCAGAACGCAGGGGAAACAAGAACTAAGGGTGCAGAGATCCACCCAACTAAAGTAGGTCCCAGGAGGCGGGCCCGGTTCCAGAAATTGGAAACCAGGTCAGCAACCTGTTCATCCCCCGAAAGGGGAGGTGATTGCGCTAAGGCCATATCACGGAATAACAATTCTGTGAGATGGTTAACCTTGTCAATCATCTGGTGTGGGAATAATCCGATCCAGACAGCCTTAAAATAAGGCCCACTGGCAGAGACCCATAAACCACCGGTAGGACCAAATACTGAAGAAAGGATCGGCAAACGTATACGGCGTACCCACGAAGTGGGACGCAGGATGCGTAAAATCCGATCCAGATCTCGAACAACGTGCGAGGAAAAGATGAAATCACGGTTCGAGGAATCTCGAACCAGCATGGACAACATCCGTGGGTTTCGGACTGCTGCAAGGATTAAACCAGGACCCATAGGAGAGAGATCTCCAAGGGTCGGGTGAAACCAGCGCTTAGCGAATTCTAATGTACCAGAATCCATTTCGAAAGATTTCGATATGTTAATGGTTACACCAAGATAACGCATAAGCTCTAAGTAGTTCTCAGCCACCACGCGATCTGCGATGATAATATCATCACCGAGAAGGGCGTAATGAGTGAACCACTCCTTACAGCCGGCACGACCAGCAGCAATTTGCACCAACAAGTGATGCGAAATGGCTAACATTGCCCAAGAGGACAACGCCCCTATGGGCTGGCCAACGGAATATCGGACAGGCTTTGACTTCAAATACCAAGGTCGCGCTACTAAAAGTAGAGACCAGGCAAGAGCCCAACGGAGCCCAAGGGCCCGGAGGACTTGTACCTGGAATGCGATAGGTATTCTATCCGTCGCAGCTGAAAGGTCATATGAGAAAACCGGAGAGTTGGAAGCACGAACGTACGCTAAGAGGCGGTGGACTGGAGCCAACTGATCGAAGGTTCCATCCTGAGGGATAGTACGAAGAATGTCAAAGACAGCAGAATGGAGAGGGCCCAGTAAACACTGAGTCCACCAGTCTGTTACCGCGACAATTCGTACCTTCCCTCGTGCCTCGTAGAGTGCGACGAGCTTACCAAGTTTTCCAGGGAATTTCCCACAGAGAACCAGTAATGGTACAATTGGCAGTGACACCAAAATGGTGAAAAGGTTCCAAAGCACAAGGACCCATGCCCGCTGGGAGATGGCAATTACCAACCACGAAGCCCATACAATAGGGTTCCGGAGGAAGGCAAGAGCATCTAGACCAGCGGACCATGTAGCCTTGTTGAAATTTGGACCTGCCGATTCTGAAAGGTGAGTCCAAAGGACTTGCCCGAGTACCAGAGTCTTGGGGACCAGGCCAACAGCACGACTCACTTCATATAATGAAAGTGTAGCGGACACACCAGTGAAGCAATCCTCAATTGTGGATAGCTTCATGGTAGGAGCGCAGCCGATGACCCGATAGACCGAAAGCATGGACAGAGTAACCCGAATAACCCGAAGGGCATATGCGGAATCTTCACCTCCTTTAAGGAGGAGGAAGATCCGACGCAGAGGCCCTGGAAGGATTAACGGAAGACCTGACCGGCTAAGACCAACCCGTACAGAGGCTGTTGTCTCTTTGTAGCTTTCCCCTCCAATCCACAATACAATAATCCGAGAGGTTAAGGCCAAGTACTGTGAGAGCCAAAGGCTCCCATTCGTCGACCACAACTTCAGGATGTTGGCGTGGATAGGAAGGAAACAAGTATTCCACAACTTACGTAGGCCTATCAACCACACCGGAATCATTATGAAATTCAAAAGCTCTCGCTTAAGAATCCATCGTGAATTCGAGGTGACTTTACCTTGAGTCGTTTTGTTGTTCATAAAAGAATAATGAAATGACGTAGTAGGTACGGTACGGAAGAGAGGCCTGCAGGAATATCTTGCTAAAGGATAAGCATGCAGGTTGCCCTATCGCTCCTTTCGGAAGCAATTAACCTGACGGTCACCGCCGTAACGTAGAGGTATCCTACCTCTATAGCTCAGCCGCGTACATCCACCTCATTTTAGGTGGGGGGGCACTAAGAAAGCCTTCCGCACTATGACTATCGAATGAACATTATGTCATAGGCTGTACGTACGCTGTCCCAAATCGCAGTGCTAATATCACCGCAGAATCAGGCGTGGTTGGGGCTGCTGAGCGCAGAACCGAGAGACTACAGATAACCATGTACTGATCATCTGGGGCCTCGCATGAACGGATCCGACAGG